CGTCAGCAAATCATGTCCGAAGGACGCATCCTCGCAAAGTCATGGAGGCTCTAACCCTCGAGACGGTGGCATGGGCCCGCAAGGTCGGCCTGTCCCCTGATCGCGTCGCCTTCCTGCTGGCCTGCCCTAAGTACACGGTCAGCAAGGGCCACCGAAAGTCCGACCGCGTCATCACCGACAACCCGAACCATCACCTCCAACGCCTGGGCGACTGCTACTGGTTCCGACTGCGACGCCGCGGCACGGACATCGTCGAGAACATCGGCCACGACCTCCTGACTGCCCGCAAGCGCCGTGACGAGATGCTCGCGGCCTTCGACTCCGGCCAGCCCATCCCTTACCTAAACACTAAATGAGCACACCCATCCGCTTCGTGGCCTTCGGTGACAACCACGGCGACATGGTCGACCATGAGGCCACCGACGCTCTCTGCGAGTTCATCAAGGACTACAAGCCGACCGTCCGCGTCCACCTCGGCGACTGCTTTGACTTCCGATCGCTTCGCCGTGGCGTGGGCAATGACGCTGAAGGTGCTGAGTCCCTGATGGCTGACATCCAGGGCGGAGAGGACTTTCTCGCCCGCACAAAGCCCACCGTCTACCTCATGGGCAATCACGAGCACCGCACCGTCGCCCTCCAGCACACGTCCGGCTCGGCCATCGTCCGCGACTACTGTGCCGACCTCGAGGCCCGCATCAAGACCGCCGCGAAGAGCTGCGGAGCAAAGACCATCCTGCCCTACCACGCTGAGAAGGGTGTCTATCGTCTCGGCCCCGTTGCCTTCATCCACGGTTACGCGCACGGCCTCAACGCCACTGCTGAGCAGGGCAAGCACTACGCTGACCGGGGAGGCGCTCTCATCCACGGCCACACCCACACGCTCGCCCAGGTTAACTTGACCAAGGCCGAAGGCGGCGCCGCTTTCTCCGCCGGCTGTCTCTGTCAGAAGGACGCAATGGCCTACGCATCGCACCGACTAGCCACGTCCCGATGGGGCTCAGGCTTCGCCGCTGGCTGGGTCGACGGCAAAGACTGGAAGGTCTGGCTCGTGCACAAGGTCGGGCGCAGCTGGATATGGCAGACCGACCTCAAGGTCTACACCCCGAAGGCACGCGCATGAGCCGCTTCGACGCCGCTGGCCTTATCGCCGCGCTGAACGGAGACACCTCCGATCGTGCGGCTGATGGCTGGATCAGGACAAAGGAAGTCGTGCCCCTCATCGGCGTGAAGACTTTAGCCGGTGTTCGAGGCCCAATCGAAAACATCGTCAAGGCTGGCTATGCTCAGGAGAAGCGCGTTGGTCACACGCTTATGTATCGGCTGTCGCCCAAGTTCAAGACCTGGGCAGACGCGCACATCGCCGCTAAGGAGCTCGACCGCTTCACGGCCCCGAAGGGATGGGTCACCCTTACGCAGTACTCCCTCAAGCAGCGTCGCACCGTTCGCGGCATCCAGTACCGCATCGACGGCATGAACATCCCGACCCGCATCTACAAGACACCCCGCCCTGTCCCGCACTACCGACGCACCGACCTCGACCGCATCCTCCGCAAAGCACCTTGACCCCGGGCACCCACGCCCACAAACCCCAACCCCTTCTTCCATGACTCCTCCGAACAACACGGCAGCGGAACGCCACGTCCTCGGCGTTATCATCCGTGACAATCTGCCATTCCCGGCTCAGTTAAAGCCTTCCGACCTGTTCGAGCCACAGCACCAAGACATCGCCTCTGCGATTATCTCGTTACAGGCCGACGGCAAAGCCATCGACGAGAACATCGTATCGAACTATCTCCGCGAGATGAAGTCAGTGGTCGAGCACTTCTTTGTCTCGTCGATGACAACCGAGGCAGGCTTGATGCTACGCCAAGAGCACGTCGACATGATTGCCGACTCTGCCATCCTCCGTGAGGCCAGCCTGATTGCCAGTCGCGCAACCGATCCTGATACACTCCTAGAGCATTACGCCCGCTTATCAGATAAGCGCAAGGCTCTGTCCACTCGCCAAGGTGCTCAGCAGATGAGGCTCGACGAACTTATGGCCTTTGACCGCAAGGCCGACCCTACCAACGTCCTCGGCAACCGCTGGCTCTGCCGCGGCGGCTCCCTGGTCATGGCTGGTCAGGCTGGCACCGGCAAGTCGGCCCTAATGATGCAGGCCGCCATCAACTGGACGCTCGGTCAGGACTTCTTCGGCATCAAGACCAACGATGGTATGAAGATGCGCACGCTAGTCATCCAAGCCGAGAACGATGCCGGAGACGTTGCCGAGTCCATGCAGGATCAGATTAAGGGCCTTGGCCTATCCGAGTTTCAGAAGGATGACCTCAAGGATAGGATGTTCATCTACCGCGAGAGCGTCGCAACGGGCAAGGAGTTTGGCGACGTCCTTCGTAAGCTCGTAGTACAGCATCAAGCGACGATTTGTTTCGTCGACCCTCTCATGGCATTTGTTGGCGCCGACATCTCTGAGACCGCCGAGGCCGCCAAGTTCCTCCGTCACATCATCCAGCCCATCCTCAACGAGACCGGGGTCATCATCGTCTTCATGCACCATACCGGGAAGCCGAAGTCATCCAAGGACAAGGAAGGCCAGACGGCTGCTGACCTTGCATACCAACTTTTCGGGAGCTCAGAGGTCACAAACTGGGCGAGAGAAATTGCTTGTTTGCAACGTTGCCCAGGGGAAGAGCAGATCTACCGCTTCGGCCTGACTAAGCGCCGTATGCGTGCAGGCATGACTGACGGGTTTAAGGGTTGCGGGGAAATCTACATTCGCCACTCCCCTAACCGCGATGAAATCCGCTGGGTACGCTCCCAGCCTCCCGTGGCCGACCCTGGGGAGGGCTATTAGACCCCTCTGCGTGGCGTCCTACGCCCCTTGCAGGGCTAGGTGGCTACCACCCCCGCCACTAGGCACATAACAACCCATTTCAGCCCACCCATGCACACCCATACAAAACCGACGACAAAACCGACGACAAATCCATGTCTCTCTTGCAGTCCATGTCTTCTACATGGACATGCAATGAGAGAGGGAGGGAAGAATACGGCTCGCCTTGACGGCGGCCTATCCCCCTCCCCTCGAGATACAAAATACAGCTGACGCACATGGCACACTACCGGAAGAAACGCACCCCTGCCCAAGTCGCGGCCGACAAGGTACGCTACGAGATCGCAAGAAACAACCGCATCGAAGAGCTGAAGACTTATGCCAAACAATGGAAAGACCCAGCCCTTGAGCCCCTGATGCAAGAACGTGCAGCCGTAGGCCGTAAGTCCATCGCCGAGCGCAAGACCATCGTCGTTCAATCCTTGCAACGCTTCCTTCAGCGACAGGATGAGGCCAACACCAGGCTAAGGTGGGTTCAGGTAATCCAAGCAGGCGAGACTCAGATCATGACGCTAATCCGTCAGGCATGCCGCGGTCAGTCGACCAAGTTACGTGCTAAGTCTTCCGAGCATCTTTTCCGCACAATGGTTAGGGGGGGTATGTTCAGGTTAAACCTTAGCACAGGGCTTTGGGAAAACAGATGCAAGGCGCTGTAGCCGTTTGCCACTTGCCCGCTGAGTAACATCCTTTCCAAATGAGCAGCGTGACCAAGGCCGCGAGTATCAACGACCTAACAGCCCCGCATGCTGAGGCTAAGTCGTTTGACGCGTGGTTCTTTGCACAGCCTAAGAAGGTGCAGGATAAGATGCGTGAGTCCGGCGTGCTGCCTTACCGCGAGATGGTACAGTCGAGGCACGTCTTCTCCATCGACGCTAACCATCCTAAGTGGGCGTTCAATCCTACAGCTGATGAGCACCGCACTGAGGTCGATGCGTTCATCTCTCGCGATCATGTCGGCGTCATGCTCAAGGCGTTCATGGATGCGCTGGCCTGCTCCGATCAGTTCCACTTCAGGCGCCACGTTGAGCTGATACGCTGGGCGCTGTCTCTCCCTGGTTGTCTCGACTCACGCACCATCGCCCGGATGTATGGACGCTCGCACATCTGGGCACAGAAGCGTGCGCGTCAGATTCGCTCGACGGTGAACGGTGACGCGTGCGGATTGTTCCCGCATATCAATTCACGCAGGGATAAGCACAAGATGCCACGACGATGAATAAGGCCCATTACCCCCCTCTAAGGAGTCTCCTAGACCCCCCCGTACCTGTGGCGTGGCCCGACAC